CCAAAGCTGTTGGTGAATCTGGTCAGACTCAGAAATCCCTACAAGACAGAATTAGCGGTTATTTAGGTGGACAGCCTTTAAATCCTCAGCAGTTCCAAGACTTGCAGAAGTATTTAGCGACCTATCAGACTTTAAGCGCCACGCATGACGCACTAGTTAAAAACAATTTGTTAGCACCAGGTAGTGTTGCAATATCTGCTCCTGATCCAAGAATTAGTGGTCGAGAAAACGCCTTTGTTTTTGCTAATGACACGGCTAAAAATGCCGCATTGGCTAGCGCTTATGCTAATTACAAAGCCCATCTAATGAATATTAATGCAGGTCAATTGCCACCTGCTGAAGATATTATTAATGGATTCTTGGATTCAAAGACTTTTGAAACTATTGATAAACACTTTAAACAAAACCACATCAATTACAAAACTAATGCTAAAGAAGTAAAGCATTCAGTAGGTGATATTGCCTTAGACCCTTTAACCAACAGGCCAATCAAATTAAACGCGAATGGCAAATGGGAGCACTATAGTGAGTAGAGAATTATCACCCGTTTATGATGTTTTTGAAAATGATACAACTCCTGCGCCTGTTGCAACGGTTGTTCCTTCTGTAAACAATAGTACTGCTGCTGTAGCGCCTCCCGCCACAAACAAGCGAGAAACTGCTCCAGCCATTCAAAACGCATTAGGCAATAGTCCTTTGCCCAGCTCTTTAACAGCGCCTTCTCTCGGAAATATAGACCCAGGTCAATTGTCTTTACCAACTATGCCATCAACCGATGTGTTGGCCAAAAAAACACAAGAGACTCAAAAGCAAATGGGTGCTGCTAATACAGCCAACCCTTTATCGCAAGTTGATATTAGAAAATATTTGCATGACTTAATTGACAACGACATGGTATTGGGCGCTTTGGGTGGCGCTGCTGCTGGCGTAGTTGGTTATAAGATGCTGAACAAAAAAGCCAAATCAATTGAAGAGCGTGATATTGTTAAGTCAATGGAACGTAAAGAACCTTCGTTTGAAGGTTATGGCAATGAGTTTATAACTCCTGCTGCTGAACGTCACATGGCCGATCCAATGGTTAGGGATGGTGTAACAGAATCTGCTCTAAAAGCATTTATTAAAAGCGACAAGCTTCCTAAGGACCCATTAGAGTTAGACCTGATTACCAATCAATATTTAAAAACCAATAAGATGGCCCAAGTTCCTCCTGTTGACTTGTCTTCAGGAATGAACTTTGCGCCTGGTGAGCCAACATTTAGCATCCCAACTACACAAGACATTGGCGCAAAAATTAACCAGCCAGGCCCTGCTACTCAAGGCAATGTAGAAGTGCCAGCAGATGCAAGTCCAGTTCATGTACAAGAAGAACAGAATCTTCAGTCTGTAGCACAAACTCCCGAAGAGAAATCTAAGACCTTGGAAGTTGCCAAGCAAGATGTAGAGAAAGCGTTTGTTCCCGAAAAGAATCCAATTCTTTCTAATGAACCACAAATACCTAATGCTGTTAAACCCCTAACAACTGGGTCTGGTATGCCAGCATTCCAAGGCACTGCTCCAGAAGGAACTAAATTTAAAAAGAATCTTCAAGGTGAAAAAAAGATTCAAACATTTGAAGGACTTCACGAAATTCCAAGTACTCATGCTTTTGTTCCTAATGGACAATATATGGATATTTTAAGAAATGCTATTGGACAGGAAGCATTTACTAATGGGCTTCAAAAAGTGGGAGGATATCCAGAGACCCCACAAAAAGCATATGAACTTTCTAGAGCGATTAATGAAAGTCAAAGTAGATTACCTAGAGATATTGCAAAAGATTTAAACATTGGTTTGGGTGAAACAACTAAAGCAATTACACAAAAAATGCCTGGTGGTGCAAAATCAGCAAGCATGAGAGGTCCTTTGGCAGGTGTTGGCGCAGTAATTTTGATGAGTGATTTAGCAAATGCAGAAACACCTGCTGAAAGAAAAGCAATATTAAGAGATGCTGCGGAAGGTTTATTGCCTTTGGGCGTGAATCCTACTGAAGCAGGCGCACCAGGTCTAACCCCAGCAATTCTAGAATCACAACGCCAAGCTACTCTTTTGGGTAGCCCTTATCGTAAAACCGAAAAGAAGTCTAAAAGGTAATCATGGATATCGATCCCATCCAATACGGCCAGTTGATTTCTAAGGTTGAGTTCTTAGAAAAAGAAGTAGGCATCATGAGCGGAGATGTTAAAAAGCTTCTTGAGCTTGCCAACCAATCTAAAGGTGGTTTATGGATGGGAATGGCATTGGCATCTTTGACGGGGGCCGTGCTTCAGTTCATTGGCGAGAAGATGTTTAAGTAATGGACCCAATCACGATATTCGCAGCATGTAAGGCAGCCCATGCGGGTATCAAGGAGTGCATTGATCTCTACCAAGACTTCAAGAAAGATGGCAAAGATATTGGAGACATTGTTAATGACATTGGTGGTCATTTAGGGGCTTTCTTTACCCATCAAGAATCGTTTAAAGAAGCTGAAAAACAGGCAAAATTACAGCCACTTAAAAATGTATCCATCAATCAAGAAGCGATGGACAGAATATTGCGTCAACAACAGTTGGAGCAAATGGAGACGGAGTTAAGAGAAATGATCATTTACCAGGTCGGAATGCCTGGTTTATGGCAAAAGTTCACGGAAATGCGCGAAATTGTCCGTAAAGAGCGAGAAAAAATCGAGCGTGATCAAAAAAAGCCGTTATGTTGGCTGCACTCAAGAGGAGGCAGTTTATTGACAAATGGGAGCTTAGAGTTTCGATTGCAGCTGGAATTTTTATCTTACTCGTCACATTTGCCGCTCTTATGTATGGCATTCATCTAGACTATCAAAAAAGTAAAGGAATATTATGAGTTGGTTAGGACAAATTGCACCCACGATTGCCACCGCTTTAGGCGGGCCTTTGGCTGGCATGGCGACTGAATTGATTGGAAAAACACTCGGTATTTCATCTGATGAAGTAACCAATGCGATTAATTCAAACAAATTAACCTCAGATCAGATCGCTGGCTTACAGCAAGCTGAACTAGCATTGAAAGCGAAAGCTCAGGAAATGGGCTTGGACTTCGAGCAATTGGCGACCCAAGACAGAAAGTCTGCGCGCGATATGCAGATGTCTGTTAAGTCCATGATTCCACCCATCTTGGCCATTGGCATCACAATCGGATTCTTTGGGATTATGGCTGGCATGATGTCAGGCAAAGTCCAGTCGAGTGAAGCATTAATGATACTCTTAGGTTCCCTTGGAACGGCTTGGACAGGAGTTATAAGTTTCTATTTCGGGTCGAGCGCATCAAGCCAAGCTAAAGATCAATTGATCCATAACTCAACACCAATAACAAAATGACACCTCTAACCAACAATTTCAGTCTTGAAGAGCTGACAGTTACTGATCACAGAACTTTAGACAACACTCCTAATTACCAAGAGCGTGCAAATTTACAACGGTTAGCTGAGTTTTTAGAGAAAGTAAAAGAATTATTAGGTGGCAAGCCTGTCATGATTAATTCTGCCTTTCGCAGTAAGGCCGTAAATGATGCCTGTGGATCGAAAGATTCGTCTCAGCATAGGGTAGGGTGCGCTGCTGATATTCGAGTGCCTGGGATGACTCCTGATCAGGTTGTGAAGGCCATTATTGCTTCTGATTTACCTTATGACCAAGTGATCCGTGAGTTCGATCGGTGGACTCATGTTTCAATTCCTAATGATTTGGAACTCAAGCCACGGCACATGTCGTTAATCATTGATAAATCAGGCACAAGGGTTTATAGTTAAGACTCTTTGCAAGTGCCATTTTTGGGGAGGACTCGTCTTCCCCTTTTTTTTGTCATAAATCTGTATCTTTGCTAGGATATGCTTTCATGATGAAAATCAAGCACATAGATACGAATGTTGAGGAGAATGTTGCGTTACTCAACAGTCTTCAGAAAATATGCTTGCCCTATGACAAACCGTATAAAGTTAGCGCTGGAAATTGGTGGATTGCTTATCAAGATAATCAACCGATTGGTTTTGCTGGGATTGTGCCTTCTGCTCGTTGGTCCGATGTTGGTTATCTTTGTCGCTCTGGGGTTATTTTCTCTGCTCGTGGACGCGGGACTCAGAAGAGACTTATTCGTGTACGTCAAATATTTGCTAAAAAAATGGGATGGTCATGGTTGATTACAGATACAACCGACAATCCACCATCCTCTAATTCTCTTATTTCCTGCGGTTTTAAGTTGTATGACCCCTCAATTCCTTGGGGTGGCAAAAACACTCTCTATTGGAGAAAGAAATTATGATAGAACGAATATCTGACTTAGAGTTTATTACCTTGTTTGACATGTGTAATAGAAATCCACAGACCATGAGCAAGTCTATCGGGATGTCAGTCAGGAATATTCAAAATAGAAGGGACGCATTAGAAGCCAGATACGAAGAAGAAATGAAGACTAATACGATCTATGACATTGTTGGAGCAAAACCAGAGCGCTTGAATTTAGGAATAGAAAACGGAACAGTTATTGTATTTAGTGATGCTCATTTCTGGCCTGGCATCAGGACAACAGCATTTAGGGGTTTGATTTGGGCCATTCAAAACCTAGAAAACATTAAAGCGGTTATCAACAATGGGGATGCCTTCGATGGAGCCTCTATAAGCCGTTTTCCAAGGATTGGCTGGGATAGTACTCCCACGCTAATTGCGGAGCTTAAAGCCTGTGAAATAGCCCTTGGTGAGATTGAAGATGAGGCTAAGAAGGTCAACCATAAGATGAAGTTGATTTGGCCACTAGGGAATCATGATGCTAGGTTTGAAAACCGCTTAGCTGCTAACGCTCCACAGTATGAGCAGATAAAAGGTTTTAGTCTTAAAGACCATTTCCCACTATGGGAACCATGTTGGTCCACCTGGATAACAGATCGCGTTATTGTTAAACACAGGTGGAAAGGTGGAATACATGCCACTCATAATAACACCTTAAATTCTGGTGTCACTATGGTCACAGGCCATTTACATAGTCTTAAGGTTACACCGTTTGACGATTACAACGGAACAAGATATGGTATTGACACAGGTACTCTAGCAGACCCACATGGCCCACAATTTGAAAACTATTTAGAGAATTCTCCTACCAACTGGAGAAGCGGATTTGTTGTTCTAACTTTACACAAAGGCATTTTATTGTGGCCTGAAGTGGTTAAAGTGTTAGACAAAAATCACATTGAATTTAGGGGTAAAGTAATAAAAGTTTAAGTGTGCAGAAAGTACCGTTTAATGATACTTTCCGCACATCCAATGTAGCTTATTTTTTCTTAGCGACTAGGGTATAGCTGACTTCTTCTTCTTCGTCATCTTCTTCGATGTTGAATGAATCTTTGAATTCGTAGTTAGCTAAAGTTTCATCAATAGCAGATTGAAGTTCAAAGATCAAATCAAAATCATCGGCTTCGATTTTGATTTCAACATTCCAGTTATTCATTTCGAGTGTGTACAACATGCTAGCTCCTTGGTTAAAAAACCTATTGTGTCGCAAATTTA